ATTGGAGGTAAAAAGTCAAACCAGAACTCACCAACACCATCTGTAACCCACATGAGCAGTTTGTTTTCTACGGTATAATACCATATATCACCATAGTGCGGTTCATCTGGTGGTAAACTGGCTGCCACAAATCTGTCAACCGCATTCCACTTTTCACTCTCTGTATTATATATGAGTATTTGCCCGTTAGATAATGCAAATCTATCAAAGTCAACATCATACAGACCATAGAGATATGTAACCGGAGTTTCAGGTCTGGTTGTAACAGTTCTAATCTGTAGTCTATTTGCTTCAGAACCTAAGACTATTCTCATTTATACTGTAACCCTTGGCGTAAGTGTTATGAGACCTTCAAGTATCCTAGAAGAAAATTGATTTGAATCTGTTGCAGTAACGTCGAATAGATATCGACCAGCTCTGATGTTTGATGTGACGCCTGGTGCTAGTGTTAGAGTGATCTCTCCGTTAGCGGCATCGGTAATCTGGCAATTAATATTGGCTGAAGTATTTGCTGAGTAATATGAACGGCGAATTTGACTCTTTATGACATAACCAGAGATATTGACATAGGCGTTCGTCAAGTCATCTGTAATATAGATGACGTTCTTGAAGTTTGTGCCTTGATCTACATAAAGTTCTACATATGATGCCATTAGATTACCTGATTTTTATATATTTATAGTATAGTGCGAAGTTCGGCAGTCGATGTAGCATCCGCAATAGCGGCGCGTTTAGCGGTCAGGCTGGCGATAAAGTCAGCATCGGACACTACGTTTTCTATACCGATGGCCTTATTCATGTTGCGTTGATCAACCGTCATTTTTGCAAGTGCATTCAACTTATCAAACAGTATATTTTTTGCCGCCTCAAGATCAACAACAACTACACCATTGATTAGTCGCCAAGCATCGAAGAAATCATTATCGCTCTGTGGCAAAGTGTCGGCATCGATAATGATCGCGTCTTCTGGGCAATCTTTTGTCAATACATCTTCAATCGGTAACTCGCCGGTCGGATAGCAAACCGAGACATTGCCATTTTCATTGGTGTATATAATAACTTGTGTCATGTTTTAATTCCCAAATACTGCAATTTGAACACTGGCGGGATCAGTAGCCGTCCCATTATAAGATTTAGTCCACATAGCAAAGCTAGTAGTGGTTGGAGCAGAAGTCATACCTGGAAAAACTCCATACCCATTATACACAGTGGAATCGCCCGCACATGACATAATTGGAGCATAGTTAGCATCTGCCATCGCCGTGGTGAAGTTTACAATATACTGACCGGCACTACTTCGTGTGATCGAACTTACGTTATAAGATGATGTTCTGGTTCCACTTGCACCATCCCAACGCGCCCATGCTTTTGCACTTGATCCGGCAGAAACGGTTGACCATGTAGGAGCGGCACTTGCACCACCAGAGGTTAGAACCTGACCTGATGTACCATATGTTGCGCCACCAATACCTAGCTGGCCTGCGGAACCAATTAAGAATTTTGTGGTATTATTAGTTACTAAACTAAGTGTATATGCACCAGTAGATCCAATAACTAGAGGATTTGGAGAATACACATATCCATTAGTTGCATCAGAATGCAGATAAAGCGGTACAGATGATGCGGCAGAACCAACAATCGAAACTCTGTATCCTGCACCTAACGAATTTGTTCCAATACCCATATTACCGCTGGAGTCGATGGTTGCACGAACAGTATTATTTGTACCAAAGTGCAAACTATATGCGCCTGCTTGGTTTACTACAGCGGAATACGCAGTAGAATTTGCAGTAATACTACCTCCACCAGAACCCTCTACGCCAAAACGAGCCGTACCACTTCCGTTGATGGTTTGTAATTGAGCGTAATTTGTGCCTGTTGAAGAGGTTAAACGTATATTTCCCGTTGTCGCCGTAATATCTAGAGGAAGAGATGGAGTCATTCCAATACCCATATTACCGCTGGAATCAATGCGCATACGCTCAGTAACAGTGTTAGATCCACTTGATGTGGTGTAAAATGTTAACCGTCCAGCAGTGCTACCAGTGCCAACCGTAGCATCTAAGTTTGACCGAATTTCAGCAACTTGCCCAAGCGATGTTCCATCGTATCCATAAGATACAACCCGACTTGCAATATCTCCGTTTACAACCGTTGTTGGTGCTGCATTAGTACCCCGGTATTTATAAAATGCCGCTATCCCACCAACGGTATCGGTGGAATAGTTTGCAATAATTGAAGTTGCCGATGTGTCAGAATAAATGCGTTTAACAGCGGCCGCTGATCTATAGACATCTAAGGCATAGGTTGGAGAGAGGGTGCCAATTCCCACGTTGCCGCTGGTGTCAATACGCACACGCTCTGACCCGCCAGTGTAGAAGGTCATAGGCAGATATGTGCCTGTGCCAGAAATAGTTGACGAAAAACGAGCATCTGTTGTTCCTTGCGCCGCCATTACGGCAATAGAAGCATTATTAGGATCGGTGCTTGGCCCGCTGTATGCCTCAAAACCTGAGCTTGATGCTGTGCCATTTGGCATAACGCTGACACGCGAACCACCATTAACCGTGCTATTTTGGAATATAACACGGTTAGCATTTGTCGCATTACCGAAGTCACCAGTGATACGACCACTGGTACTTGTGATATTTAAATTAGCCGTGTTAATGGTACCACTGGCATTAAAACCGACCAAACTAAGTGTCGTCGTAGGTGGGAATGTGAAGTCTGTAAGATCGGTAATCTTATTAACGCTTAGGGTTGACATTGACTGATCCTTATGCGTTCAGGTATGATGGCCAAACGGCTTCGATTTCTTCCACTGTCGTTGCATTAAGAAGCTCAGGCAATTCTGTTACGTTTCTAAGAAGTTGTTTCTTAGTTGTAATCTCAGCCTTCTTTACATCATCACTATTTTCGAGAGCAAGGAAGAACTGTGCATCGAGAGCAACGAGTCTTTCGGCTCTAGCCGCTCTCATCTTGTCTTTCCAAATGTCTTTTGCTTTATCAACATCAATAGAGATAACATCACCTGACAAGGTCCAAGCATCTCTGAATTTTCTATTTGCTGGGACTGTAACCGCTGATGCGTCTACCGTTTGCCCGTTTACCTGAATGTAGGTAGTCATGTTCTTTTATCCTTAATCTGTATGCTTTTAAAAACTTGCATATTCACCATGATAAGTTTTGGCAGCCAACTTATATGCATTATGCCGCCAGCTTCCAAGCGTTCCGATAATTTCTTGTCTGTGGTAGTTGTTCTATTGTGCAAATCTTAAACAACGTTCTATTGTATTTATAATCAGATGACCATACTCTGGTTGGAACATCTTTCATCAGAAGATACTCAATCGCTTCTTCTTCAGTCATAGGTCCCAATGGTTCATCTGTATTGCAGGGGTCATTAAGAACTCTCTCACCAACAATCTTATGATCTAGTCGATGTTGCTGTGCTTCTAAGTAATTGCAGACGATCTTCTCACCTGTATCTGTGACCAATTCAAGAGTCATGTTATGATATGACTCGACTGGTGGGAGTAGTCCGCCATGCAAAGCACATGCTAACCATTCACCAGATGCTACAACAACCTTAGCGACTTCATCAGGGAAAGATGGATCTTCATAGACGATCCTATACTTTGTCTGAACTGGTTCTAGGTTCTCAGAAGCCCACATTAATCTATCTAGTAGATTCATAATATATACCCTTTTTATTCATACATTACAGAGATAGAGCCGGCATCAAAAGTATCTGATGGCGATCCTGTTGCGCTAGCAATTACACGGACACTATCCAAAGCACCCGCTAATGATATAACCCCAGAGGTCATTGCAGAAAGTGGAGTGGTAGTCGCGTTACCAAGAATACCTGATGCTACCCAAATGTTACTAGAAACATTTTGCAATGTAATAACGCCAGACCAAGCGTATGTTGCGACATTGTGATAAATGGGAAAGCCAACGGTTGAAGAAGATGTTGCCCCAACTGAACTTGCAATACCAGTGGTTTGTGCGGAATAACCTGTAATTACATAGGTGCCAGCTACGCCTAATTGAACAATAAGATTATTTGTGCTACTTGTGGATACACCGTTAAACGCTATTGTAACTCGTTTTGCCCAAGTAGGAATGACGCTTGTAAAGTTGATAGCTGTTCCACTAGTAGATGCCTGTGCATCCATCAATGTCGGAGAAACAGCACCAATCGGTGTTGTGTTACCTGTTAGAGGACCTACAAATTGTGTTCTGATCGTGGACATTAGTTAGATACCTCATCGGCTGGTGCGATTGTAAGTTTGCCTTCTTCAACAAGTTGCATAATCTCTTGATAAACAGGATTTTCATCATATATAGGAACGCAAATAATGTCGTTATTAAACTGAACTTCAATGACTACATTTTGACCCATCGTTTTAATATATTTTGCATTTGAATACATAATTAAAGCTCCGCGGCTGCTGTGAAATGGCCAAATACTGTTGATGATCCGGCACCACCAGTTGTATAAAATACAATGTTACTTGCACCAGTAAGATTTGCGCTGGTCGCGGGAGCTCCGGCTCCACCGTCCGTCCACGTTCCGGTTGAACCTGTAAACGATCCATTATATATTGTTACTGTTGTTGGAGTTGTTCGCATAGGCACTTTAAGATGAGCGGTTGTATATCCAGCTCCTCCTGAATTTAATATACTACCTATGGCTCCAGCAGCACCTGCCGTACCTGGGGCCACATCAATATTGTAACTTTTTTGATAATATCTTTGACACAAAGTGATTTCATGACCATACTGTCTGCGTTCAAATGGGGTAGCAACAGAGCCAACTTCAAGCTGAACGCCTGTGATGTAGAATGTTGCGCTTGCAGTGCCGACTACGGAGACTGCGCCAGTGGCTGATACATAGTTTGTTGCCGCCCAAGCACCCGCCGTGCCACTGTAAGTTGAACCAACCCCAAGACCAAATTGAACATAACATCCGATCCCATTGGTTGCCCCTACCCATGTGCCGCTTGTGTCCCCTGCAACTGTTACTGATATTGTTGTCCAAGTGTTTGCAGACGGGATTGAATATGTAAATGGATAAGACCTTGTTCCGGCAGAATTTTTTAAAGTGCCGCCAAAAGTTCCTGTCAAAGAGCTATAAACAACAAATGAAAGAGTTACGGTTTTTGCGCTTGCCGTTCCCCATGCGAAATCTGCAAAGTTAAACCCTTCGACTGGTTGACTAATGGAAAAATAATCAGTTGCGCCAACAGTGACTGCGGATGCAACCGTCATTCCAAGATAGTTTGGAAAACCTACCGCCGTTGTTACAGCTCCAGCGTTTTGCTGCGCGGTAAATTTTGCAGCTTGAGACGAAAAATACTGCCAGCGATCAACCATATATGTGCTGCTGGTCAAATTAGCCGCTGTAATCTGCGCCCCAGCATTGCGCTGATCAATTGCCATGTTCCCATTGATGATGCGGTTGCGCATACCAAGAGGGCCACCATCAAAGGCTAGCATTGAGTTGGTTACTTGTGTCAGTGCCATTTACTTAGCCTCCAGTGCAAAATTAAGATTTAGGATATTTAACTTTCACTTCTAAACATGCAGATATATACGCAGCTATTTGCGCCGTATCATTTTTCACAATGCCGTCTATATAATCAGTGATTGGGGGATATGCTAATTTTCTTGCTTCTGCATAATTGGAAAATGCAAAAACTGAGTTTGCTTTTTGATAGACTGTATCACCTGATAATTCGTACCAAGCAGAACCATCTGCAATATGATCAGTCGGTGGAACAAATTGAATTACAGGAAGTATTTTTCCGCCATGAAGTTCTATCTCAGGGGCAAGAGCAAGTTCACTATGCTCAACCGCTAATATCTTTTGATCTTTTACAAGAGCGAACATAGCATATTCCTTTTAAACTGTTAGATTTGTTCCGGCACTAGAACCTGTTCCTGTATCGGAAACTGATCCAGCAGTGTTTGTGTAAAAATAGTTATCATTATATCTAGTGTAAAAACTAGTAGCTCCATCTATTTTTAACCCATAACCTACATTCACAACACACATATTGCTAGTAACTATGTTGCGATTAGAATTATTACCTAAATAAATTCCATCTCCACCATTACCATCTAATATATTCCCGCTTATTACAGAATTTTGAATAAAATTACCAGCTATTCCTGCTAATGTGTTTCCTTGTGATACGTTTCCAGTGCAAGTAACGTAATAACTTTCGGTCAAATAAATTCCATATTGCCCACATCCACTTACGTTGTTACCAACCACTATTACTTGAGTAGTAGAAAAACCATTAGCTTTTTGCACAAGAATACCATGAGAAGTGCCAACATCAGATATTGAATTGCCAACAATAGTTATTCCATAAGTTTGTTCAGCAGTAGAAATTCCTTGAGAAACTGTATTACGAATTGTATTATCTGATATTACTATGTTATTTATAGTACCTATTAAAGCTGGATTGACATTTATTCCGTAACTTGTTGTCTTTGTTGAACCACCATAAATTGCGCCATCTATATGGTTATTGGAAAAAATAGTGTCTTTACAGGCTTGGTAGCAATATATTGCGCGATTATGGACACCGCGAACTGAGCATTTATTGACTACAGATTTTGTGCAATTGCTTATTTCAATGCCAACATACCAAAGGCCAGTAACCCATACGTTTTCAATAAGAACATTGTTACAAGTGTATGTTTGAATGGCTGCATGATCTGCGCTTACAACAGTTGCAGCATTTGAATAATGACACCATATATCACGGATGTTAACGCCAGTAACATTAGTTGCATAAAATAATGAATTGCCAAAAGAATTTGAACTTCTGACTAATTTACATGAAGCTGGACCGCCAACACCTTTAATTTCAATTGGCGATGTAATTGAAAACGATGCTGTTCCACAAAAATAAATTCCAGCAGGAAAGTGCAAGCATTTATTTGCGGCTGCGTTAATAGCGTTTTGAATAGCAACAGAATCATCTGTGCTTCCATCACCCGTAGCACCGTAATCTTTAACGCTAATAATATCATTAACTCGATTGTAAAGTTTACTAGAAGAATTGATCTTTGCGTCTGTTATTGTGCCATCGCTAGGTGTGCCAATAGAAAGCGGTAGATTCCACACAACCTCAATGTTAGATGTGCCAGAAGGAGGTGCTGTCGAGAAGGTCAATGTTGTTGTGCTTAGGCTGTATGTTGACTTAGCCTGATACACGCCACTAATATACACGCTTGTGTTGTTTTTAGTTGCTGGATTTCCAGAAAGTGTGAATGCTGTCTGAGAGCCTGTACCGTTAAAATAATCGGCTATAACACTGGTTGAGGCACCAACTATTAGACCAGTCGTTGATGAAAAAAGCCCGCCAGTATTCGCCCGAAACACTTCAGTACCACCTGCTGAAAAGGCCACTGTATTTGGATTTGGAAAGAAAATGCCACTATCAAAATCACCACCAGTTAAGGCTGGTGCGATTGCACTTCCGTTTGCACCTACGATACCTGATGAACCACTAATTGTAATTGACATTAACTTACTCCTGAATCTTTCTTATATTTATTAGCGATACATAATCAACAAGGCAACATAATCAAAATCCGCAAACGAACCGGCATTGTTGCGACTAGAAGCACTACAAGTCGATGCGGTGGGTGCTACCCAGTAAGTCTGAAATTGTCCTATTGACCCTGCTGGCACTCCGGCAGAACCACTTGGGCAAAAGTTAGCATCACTCAATGCGTTTGTGAAGTTTGATGTGTATATACCAACACCACCATCTGTAATACTTGAAGTATTGAAACTCGATCTAATCGCAATCGTACCAGTTCCGTTAAAGTTTACCCATGCTTTTGCTGTACCATTGACAACGGTTTTCACTGGAATAGAGCTGGTGTTACCAGCTATTTCTTCCTGTCTTGCGATGATGTAATCTGCTTTGAATGTAGACATAACGGTTCCTTAATTTTCTATAATGTTAACACAAACATATGTTTGGTCTACAGCACTTACACCGCTACGATGAACATAAATCCGAAGGGTAGTCGTAGTAGGGTTAGTCCCTCCTCCTGCCGCATCATATATTTCCACAACAGTAGCCCCGCCAGCCCCAACGGAAAAAACACTAGCAGATCCTGACACAGAATAATTTGCGCTTGAAAGTGCGTTTGTGAAATTTGTAGTAAAATCTCCAACACCATTATCGGTTAAACTGGTAACATTTCCACTAGAACGAGCGGTAGGTGTTCCTGATGAAGCATTAAGGTTTACCCATGCTTTTGCTGTATATTGACCAGTAAATGTGGTAGCTCCACCACTTCTGCTTTGTAATACGTCTACTTTAAAGGTACTCATTTAATCCTCTTACAATACAGCTAGTGTGGAGCCAGTGGCCACATTGATAGTAAATCCGTTAGCGAGTGAAACTGGACCTACAGCAGAAGCATTGACTGGTTTGTAGATTACGATTGTTCCTGAACCAATGTTCTGTAGATTTAGTGTTGAACCTGCTCTTGTCGATGACACTTGAATGACATTGGAGGTAGATGTTACGATGTAGTAGTTAGCATTCGTATTAACGTTAGCTGGTGTACCGCCTGTTGAGGTGAACTGAACCACATCATTGACAACAAATGTATGAGCGTTTGCTGTGATGTTACCTGAACCATTGTTGGCTGATACAATGCTTACTGTGAAGTTCTTAGACCAAATGTTTACGTTTTCACCAAGCTCAACATCATTGAAGTTGAAGAAACCTGAAACACCGAGTTTGTTACCGCCAAGGTTAGCCTGAGCATAAGCCGCATTGGCTTGAGTATATGCAGCATTCGCCACAGGGTTTGATGCAGATGCTACGTTTGCTTGGTTAAAAGCCGCAATAGCAATAGTTGCACCAGAGTTGCTGGCTACAGATAGTGCTGTGTTTGCTGTGCTGAATGCGCTTTCGATAGCTGTGTTGACAGCATAGTTAAGACCTGATGCTTTGATGATCAGTCGGTTATTAACAACAACATCACCAGTTGTCTGAACAACTAGACCTTCTAGACCGCCTGCACTAATCGATACATTCCAAGTATTTGATATAGAAACACCAGCATTGCCTGCGGCATTGAGTTGTAAACTATCTACTCTTAAAATTGACATTTGTTTCTATAACCTCTTTAGATAATAACGACTCTGGCGCCAGTATTGATTGTGATTGAAGCATTCGCATTCAAATAGATAGGACCAACAGCGAATGAGTTTTCAGCAGTTGAGAAGTATACATTAGTGTTTAGATATGGTGTTGTAATAGTGAAGATGTTATTGACCGTATTAGCCGCACCAACACGACCATCATTACCTACGAAGTAACCACCAACACCACCTCCACCACCTCCGCCTGTGTTAGCTTTGTCATAGGCTAGGTTAGCGATGAGACCTGCGGTGTTGGCCTTATCAAATGCTAGATTAGCAACTGTCTGAGCGGTATTGGCACCACGCCATGCAAGCCCTAGGTTCGAGTTAGATAGGAAGTTGTTAGCCGCTGTATTGACATAAGAACCAATCGTAGCAATCAGTAGTGTATTAGATGTTAGAACGATTGGTAGTGCTGTATTCGTAGCAGTATAGATAATATTTGTATAGATAGTGTTTGTTACGAGAATGTTAGCCGCAATATTAGCCGCTGTTGCAACAGACAGATTGGTAGCATTGTATGACGATCTCGCAAGAAGATTTGTCTCATCATAGATATTGATAAGCTGGTTAGTTTTCGTTCTCCACTCATCGAACGTATCATTAAGCGTTACATTTGCGATTGCCATTTACTTTATCAATCCTTTTAGAAGTTCTTTTATCTCGTGAAGGTCACTTTTGATGACCTTCACCTCTTCTTCAATCTCAACATACTTATTTCGTTGCATTTTCTGGTGTCTATAAGCGCGAAGGGCTTCGTTATCTTTATTTATAAGAACTCCCTCACCATCTTTATAGACACCAGGAACATCAGTCTTAATACTCATAATCACACCTTACATCTGTACCGCGATACATCTCAAATCAGCAACTCTTGGATAGACGGCTGAGTTGTCGCCAAGCAATACAACTTTAACAGCGAACTGTTTGTAGCCGTTAAACGCTATACCATTGCTAGTATATTGAGATTGCCCATCAGGTCCGACCATTACTGAGGTTGGTAAGTTATATACAAACTCTCTGAAGTTATTTCTATCGGAGATAGATGAATATAATGACTCGCCAGTACCATTTTTGGTCATTTCAATCCAGTATTTCTGGTCGAAAGGATCGGTATCACTTGCATGAAGCAACTTGACATAGACCTTAACATCTGTATTTGGTGGTCTATATGCTGTCAGATAGACCTTCAGGTCTTCCGCATCTTGACCATCAGCAAGAGTTACAATCTGTGAGATGTATTTATTGATGGCATTACCACCAGATTTTCCATCTTCACCTGAGTAGTCTGAGTTAATCTGACTATCTAAGAAAATTGTATGTGAAGTATCTAGGTCATATACGGGTGAAACATATTCAGAGTTTGTGATAAGAGTCACTCTGATTTGGTTTGACTTGTTACCACCAATATTGATCAATTCATTTGTTCTGCTATAGAGTGACCTTTCATCAGAGAGATATGTTGTATCAGAAGGGCTGATATAATTATAGCTGCCTACTGAGGTTGAACCGTTAGCATATGTTCTCATTTCATATTTTATATTTGTCTTAACAAAGTCGAGAACAGTTGGCTCATAACTGAAGGCGCCATATGCATAATCATCAATAGTAGTTACTTGGGCACTATATGTAGTACCTTCTATCATATCACTAATCACAGAACCTACTTTGAATCCGCCAGTAGAATTTTTAAACTCACCGTAGATACTAGAGGCCGATTCATTATAGTAAGACAACTTAGCTGAACTGTTTGAGATGGCTGTAACAGTAGCAGAACACTTGTATGTGCTATTTGATGAATAGTAGATGTTTACTTTCTCACCAATCTGATATCTTGTTTTAGATACAGCAAACTGTGTCGCACTAATAACATTTACGACATTACCGTTAGCATTAGCTACTGAGGTATTGCCTTGAACTCTATCTGTTAGAGCGATAGTTCCGTTAGCACCAGTTACAGTCAGAGTATCACCTGTTGTAAACCAGCTACCAACTTTACCACTCAGTGAAGTAGAAGCATTGGCCATGAAGAACTTTTCGACTGGTTCATTACCAATGATGAAGTTGGCTGTAGTATCTTTCGGGAACACGGCTCTATAGATGTTGCAGGTCAAGTCTAGACCATCAATTAGATCCCATGAGCGGTTATTGAGTGTCTGATAGAATGTACCTGTAGCTTGCCTATCAGATACCTTCTGACCAGTGTTAATATCAGTCTCACCAAGTCTAGAGATCCAGATTGAAGTGTCAGGATCAACGTCAAGCGGGCTTGGGCTATCGGAATGGACGATAAATGCATAGTTGGTGTCCTTGAACAAGAATACTGGTCTTGGGAACACAACATGCATTGGGCTATCTTTACCGTTTGGTGAAACGACGATATCTGCATTCTCATAGTGTACCGAACTTCCTGGAATTGTTGTAGGTGTAATACCTCCACCCTTATCAACTTCCCTGATTTCAAACCATAGGCCTCTTGTTGTAGATTTGGAATGTATGAATACATCCATACTTGTTACGAATATACCTTCTTCTTCATCAGGTGCTTTGATGAACACAACATATGCTACGCAACAGTTATGAACGACATAACCTTCAACGATATAGGTCATATTACCGTCAAGAGTCAAGTCATAGACCAAATCTTCTGAGGTATAACCATGCATACCTATCTCACCTTCATAAGGAACGAAGTCATAAGATAGAGTTTCAGGTTTAATAACTTTCAGTTTGTCATTATGGTCGATGCTGCATGTCTTGTTGTCATTTTCCAAGAACACATAATCGATCTTGAATCCATCATCATAAGACTTCTTAACAGCCTCAATATCCCATGTTTTCCAACCTTTGTCGGTCATAAACAAGTGATCATCGGTTGAGAAGAATGTGGTACCATCAATACCTTCAAATTTGATCAGTTTTCTATCTTCGATACGAGGTGCATTAACCTTCTGAACAGTATTGACCTGACCATTATCACCAAGAACTTTTTCACCTTCTACAATATCTTGGATAGCTTTCCATGTCTTGTCAGCCATGAGAACCTTAGCTTCTGGATTGAAGCAACAGTGACCATGCTTGGGTGGTGGTGTCCATGTATTAGGCATAACCGCATATGAAGATTCTTCTTTTGCCCTGTCATATGCAGGTCCATATGTTCTTTCATAACCTGACGTTGAATAGACTGTTCTCTGTAATGTCTGAGCAGTACCATCAGCAACGAAGATACCGGATGCGGTTGTAGATGCATCGAGTTCGGCTGAGATTTGCTGAGGATCAATCTGATCACCATCGAGAACATACAGTCGTCTTTCGCCAGTTCTAAAACGAGGACCATCCTGTGTGAGATGGAACTCAAAGAAAGTTCTTCCAATATCATCAACAATTAGCGGATCACCAAGACTTCCATAATATTCACCTACAATAGGCGAATAACCGGCCGCAAGCACCGCGAATTGTTTGTAGGTCAAAGGCCTGCAATAAGCAGATACGCTAACGCCATCAAAGAATACTTTGACTTTACTATAAGGTTTCAGACCTACACCTATAACATAGAGTGTCTGAGGTCTAATATATGGAATCTTCGTGCTTGAGATCATCTTATATGAGCCGGCGGCATCATCTGTGCTATAGTTGGCGTAGTAGCTTGTGCCAATTCTATCATTATAATAAAGTGTTTCGAGTGTGGCCGAACCTTGATTTTGTTTTGTTGTCCAAGTAGCGGCAGCGTCCCTAGCCTCTTCTTCATTTGCATACGTTCCATAAAGAACCTTAGAAGCGCCTTCACCTTTATAGAGCTTATAACCAGTAATGTGTTGTTTCCAAGATTCCCAGTCGGTATTCAGAAGACTCTTAGTGACCTGTGCGTCTTTATCATCAGTCCAGCCGTTTGCTGAATTGCCTACACTGATACTTAGTCCGGAGTTATTTGCTTCAATTTTAACTATTTCATCAGGAGCATAAGTCGTATCAATCCACATATCTTGATTTGGAAGAATATTTAATGCTCCTCTATAAAGGAACGTACCTCTTTCAAGCAATCTATGATCAGTAACTTTTGGTTGCACGAACTGTGAAGTTTCTGTATATGCAAAGGTTATGATATTATTATTAACAGCAACAGCCGTACCAGTTGTAGAGCCTGAAAGATATTCGTGCTTCCATGATTCTTGAACATATAGAGGCACAAGGCTCAATTCATTAGGATCAACAACAATTCTAAAATCTGGATTCGCACCTTTAGCAGAGAGCGAGGTGTCCTTAAATGTGTCTAAGAAGATACCGTTTTTGAAACGATCATTACCCGCATCGTCAGTGATCTTCAGATTCAATGCATCTTTTTCAAGCATCGTTAACCCTGTATAATACTCAAGGTTTTTGATTCTATTTTCTAGAACACCAATATCACGCATGGTATATCTACGATTTGAGGCCTTCTGAACAGAACAGGCAAGGTCTCTTCTACCAAGATTATTACCATATGTTGGTGATACAGTTGGATATGGAGGAACATTGATAACCGCAAGAATCATATTGTTATCGGATGTTTCTGGAATCAATGGAGTCGCTGATGATGCACCTTTAACAACAGCAAATCTATTATTTTTTGTGCCTATAACAACATCTTTTCTACCGAGATAGTATGAGTAATCATAGATAACTTCGGTTGAAGGCACAGGGAATTTTAGACCACTTGCGCCGAAGCTATATGTAGATGAGTTAGATGATGGATTGATTGTAGCAGAAGCGACAACAGTTGTATCGGTAGCAGTTGCAGCCTTAATAGGTCTGAAGTCGATGTTATTACGCAAGTCATACTTCTGACCAGTAGTTGGTGAGATGTATAGTGGAATATTTTCGGTTCTGATAGTTGAATTTGAACTATTAGCATCATTATCCTGAATTGGATATGAATCTACAGTGAAGAAACCTGCACGACCTGAGAAACTTGGTTCGAAGTAATCGAGTTCGATTAGCAAGAAGTCTGTGGCGCCGAGAGTGTAGCCATTAAATTTCTTCAGCTTGGCAATATCATAGAAAGTATCTTTCTGACCATTGTCGAGAGTGAAGTATCTAGTTACGTTTGTACCATCAGATAGTGAACTCGGTGCTGAACCAGTTTTCTTAATAACATTACGAATCCGATACACATCAGCAAAACCAAGAGAGAATGGTCCAGATGTACCTGCCGTTGAGCAGTTAATCTTGACGAAGCGGTTTGGTTTCAAGATTTTAGCAACTTCTGTAGACTGTTTTGATGCAATCTGATATGTGATTGTGGCCGCTACAGTTGATGGGAAAGTTTCTTTCAGATCAAATGCGAGGCTAGTCGGTGTTGCGGCAATATTTCTTTCAGTACCAACAAGCACACCTTTACCTGACATATTGATAATGTCGCCGGTCTTGTAGGCTTTGAAAGCAAGATTGCCTGAAGCATATGAAGGAACTGTGTTTGATACCATGATATGATTATCATCAGAGATAGCTGAGATATACCATGTATTTGGGTTTCCTGCAAGTTCGATCTTATCACCGACATTCATTCTAGTGAAGTTAGCATTAGCACTAGTTAGATATCTTGTACCGTTTGATGTTATAGTTGCTGACCAGAGAGGTCCAATATTAAAGGTCTGATTCAGTGTCACTAAGAAATCTTGTGTCTTATCGGCCTGTGACAATGACGCTACAGTTCCATATGGAATCTGGGAAGTTGTGTTGCCCGAAAGAGTGATAGTTGTTGTACCGCTTGTGCTGAATGTCAGAGCCGCCGCAATACCGTCAGTTCTATTGAAGTTATAGATTGTAGTAGGATTACCATTAATATCTCTAGCAGTTTTTACAGAGTTTGATCCTACATAATAAAGTAATGCTGCTTGATCAAGACCTCTGAGCGTAGTATTTGATGTTGAATTACTTGCACCAACAACGTCAGCACCAACATCTGAGTGTGGAGTGTTATCATAATACAGGCTTCGAATGTTTGCTGTGCTATTAGCGCCGATCATCTTGATATCTGATAAGAAGATATCATATTGAGCGTCATAGCCAAGGGTGCCTGAACCCGTATACTGGACAGAGTTAACGACAGCGGAACCGATAAGGTTACCAGTCTGGGCACCAACTGACCATTTTTGACCTGTTGTCACATCATTATTAGTGATTCTTTTCTGAACCACATCATAAAAGTTAACTCTAGCACCTTGATCGAGTTGCCATGAACCGACAGCTTCATTAACTCTTAGATATTGACCCATCGAAGTTGATGTGATCTGAGATGCGACATTGTTATATTCTGTAGGTTTTTCAACTTCGATAGAAACAATGTCTTGGTTGCTGATCTGATAACCTTTAACATAGCCAATACCCGGATCTACGTTAACAATAAGAAGTTGATTGTTACCGTTAGCATATCTCCCTTGGTTATTGACAGGAGATTCTACACGATCATGCTCTTGAACCTGAACGTTAAGTCCGCGAACAACATAATCGCCTGACTCATTATAGGTTCTTTCAGCAATAGCATCACCAAGTATGTTATAATCAGTCTTTTCACGAGATATTTGCATAATACCATCTTTAATGGTAAACAATGTCACGAAATCTGGTAGACCGGCTGCATCATCAATACTTAGAACGCTAAGTGTTGATGCAAGTTTAAATCGGTCAGCACCTGGGGCAGAATAGTTAGATGCTTCAAGAGCGGGGTCAAGAAGATTTGAATCTTGGTTATAGTTGACAATTTCTTCTGATACAATGAAGCCAACCTTACAGGTTGGATTAGGATTGTAGCGGTCAAGAACCACCGACTGAGTTGGGAAATAGATGAAATGTTCTTTAGCAAAGTAAACACCTTCTTGAATCTGGAACCAACCAGCATATCCTGTGTTGGCTACAGGATCACTATCGAGAACAATAGCACCACCATTATTTGCACTTGTTAGAGTTTCTCCAGCAAGAAATGTGCGAACATTTGAATCAACGGATGACGCACTCATATAGCTGACGTAGACTGTCTTTGTATTTTGTGTTGTACCATCGCTATCGGCCACATCAATAACATAGGCTTTAATATTGCTGGTTGCACCAGTAAGCGTTGAACCAACAAGATCATTAACATTCACAGAAACGTTTGAAGCATTCGTTGTCTTAATCTTAACATAGTCGATGGGTTCACCTTTTTTCTCACCAGCATTGGTGCGAACGCGAAAACCACCTGGAAGAACAATAGTACCATCTTTGAATACATGCCGACCCATTCTATAGATTTGGCTCTGCAACATTGATTGCATCTGAGTGAGTTCACGAGCCTGCACTGCAAATCCTGGTTTATACAAGATTCTATAATACTGATCATTGGGATCATAATCATCATAATAGGGTGTGACGTTAAAGTTAGTCGTTAACCCCGTGTTTCCTAGATTCGTAGTGTTCCCAGAGGCGTTCTGTGCGGCTGTTAATACTGGATCAACCATTTTCTTATCGTTCCTTTTTAGAATTTCAATACGATCTTAAAGTCCTCGGTCTGATCGTTTGCACGAGTGATAGGACTGATATTATCGGTATATAGTAGATGACCTGAGTAGTCTTTTAGTTCTTTATCTGTAATAGATTCGACGAATCGGGCTGCCGCACTATTAGCACCAACAAGAACGTCCGCTGCCGGAGTTCCTGTTGTATTTGTTAATTGAATGAAATTATTTGGAGCATCCCATGCACATACGATACCTGTAAATAATGCTTCAGCTAGAGATGAACCTTGATAGACCGTTTCATCATGGTAATAGTCCACTGAACCGGTACTTAGGATCATTCTAGTTGTCTGTGTATAGACTAGAGAATTAGCTACGTTATCTGCAACTCTTTCATGAGGGTCTTGCAAGATAGAAATCTGTCTGAACTCGTTCGTGACAGGTAACTGACCATCTTCAGTTCTAATGATTCTCGGATTGATAATGATATATGAACCACCTAATTCTCTCATAGGGTCACTACCATGACCACCTGGAGGAGGAATGCGAGGTTTAGCAATAGCATTAGCTCCTGTTCCTGAATCAACAATATCAACGAAACCATATGTATAATTGGTACCTGGATTTGTGATTGTAACAGTATTAACTGTATTTGATATAGTATTGATACTAGCAAATGCTTGAGCGCCGAGACCATCACCAGTAATAGTGACAATGATCGTATTAGCATTCATGTAACCAGAACCACCGCTGATCACCTCTACAACATCAATAGTGCCTTCTCTTGCGGCTTGTTGGACTCTCCACTGCATCGAGTTGTTATTATTGACCAGTGTTCTAACAGGAATATATGCACTGGTTGTAAATCTAAGTCTTTCTTCAGCCGCAACAGTATACATATACTTCCAAATATAACCATCAGATTCTTTAACAGGTGAGTTCAGAATGGTCTGAGTTGGCATGACCGTCGATGGTTTACCATAGTTATTCATCAGACACTTGTATACATTCCAATCCGATGTGACAACGAAAAAAGATACATTATCAGAAAATAGATATCCAACCTGTTCTTCGTTATCATACATAGCATAAGTTGTACCTGAGGTCCAATCGCGTCTAGGAATAGCATGGCGAACATCATTACCTGTGACCAGTTTTGCACCGATCATGTTTCTCCATACATCATTGAACCCTTCAACAGATGAGTTGGCCTGAGGTGGAACACTCTCATTATCCCAAGGTCTAGTTCTACCAAATGTCAAATAGATATTAGTCGGTCCCACATCAGAGATTGACTGTTTGAACTGTTCAGCATTATAGACACGAAGATTTTCAGTAAAGATGGACGGCATTTTTATATCCTATTATTCCATTATATTTATATGCTGGTAAAGTAGATTGTACCGCTACTGTTCGAAGGAGTGTAAACTCTACCATATGTATTACCTGTGATGTATGGAGGTAATGTATCTGTAACATACAGATTGCTGGCGTTCGATAAAACACCAACATAGAATGTATTAGACCAACCACCAATCTTGATCACATCACCAACAGCTAGATCAGACTTGAAGTTTGTTCCGGTACCCATTAGTGAGAATGTGTTACCATTACCTGAGTTAGCTCTTACGGTACCTGTTCGAACATTCGCCCTATAGACGCTGAATGAGGTGGTATTAATGACATTCGCTCTATAGATTGCATTGCTCAAGTTAACCATATCACCTGTAACAAACTCGATATATACGTTCGATAATGAGGTCAAATTGATTGTATTAGAGTCGGCATTAACCACGATTGTGATACCATTGGCATTACTTGTCGCCACATATTTACCACTGCGTGTTGACTGGTTGTATATACCATTGGACGACTGGATAGAGACGTTATTATTGTCTCCAGTATTATCATATAGATATTCGGCAAATAGCTTCATACCTGATGGATGAACAAGCTGATTAAGTGCTTGACGATATGAATCTACGGACTGGCGAGACTTAACAACATATGAGAAGGACTGATAATAATCTCTATCCTCAATGAAGTTATAACCAGATATATGGCCATCATCATTGAGGTAACGACCGGGGTAATTATATTCACCCTTGATTATTGTGGCGGCCGCCTGAGCGGTACCGTCACCGCTATTAGATAGATTCAAAGTCGGTATTGTATCATATCCAGATCCGGATGCCACAACAGCTAGTGTCATCAATGTGCCAGCTTTATTCATGATGGTTGATATAGATTCACCTTGACCTAGTAGTGTTGTCACCATAATGTTGGCGCCATTACCATTAGCGGATGTTACACTAGCCAGAGGTAAGAAGTTCATCTCATAACCAGAACCACCGGTGATCTGACCTGTGACAGGTTTAAATCTAACCTGTCGAATCATACCGTTTGCAGCCACACTCGTAACATTGGCGGCCGCCCCAGTTCCATAACCAAATGGAACATTAGTGAAGGTAATCGTATCACCAACCGCATATCCGGTACCACCATTATGAATCTTCATTCTACCTAATACACCAAGTGATCTAATTCGTGTATTGGCTACAACTGAAGTTACTGGAGTGGTCAGATAATAATCGCCATGTGCTACTAGCTGTAATTGATCCATAGGGCCAGTATTAGCATAGACATAACTCACAACCGCATTAGCGATAGTGGTGTAATCATTAGCTTTCTTAATAACAATGAAAGAATTGGCTATTAAATTACCGGTGAGACCAGGTCTTACTGTAATCGTATTGGCGATTGTATTGGATGATGTAACCAACACAATAACACCATTGACATTCAAACTATCATATGTTTCAAAGAATGTATTTGAGTTAGCTTTCTGTGCGCTGAGATTGATTACGTTAACAGAATTGCCTGTGCCTGTGCCAATCGTTAGATTTGATGATCGAATATATTGAGTAGCTAGGTTTTGATATGCAAAAGTTTCATATGAGATAATAGTATTTCCGATGCGTGTATTGACCTCATCTGAGATAACAGATGCGATCATAACATATGAATTAGGATGAACAGATGAATCCGCTAATACGGCTGAGATACGAGCATTAGCACCGAAGCCACCGCTACCGCCAGTAAACAATATCTGTTGATTGACTTGAAAGCCTGCACCACGCAATTCAGGATTAACATCAGGATATATCGTCTTAACGTTACCTGTCATTACTGTATCGACAACGATAAGACCACCTGAGCCTGTATTGCTTTCGATGACAACATTATCACCAACCGAATAGCCGGTGCCACCATAGATTACACTAACAGTGTCGATAAATCCAGAGAATAGGTTAGCTGAGAGAAATTTCTGTTGGCCATTCTCTTCAAAGAAGCAATAGATTTTCTCACCGCCATCGAAGTTTCTATATTTGTTTGAGATAGAAAGTTCATTGATTAGAAAGTCACGGTTATAGTATGATGATGCTTTTTCAACAATAGCAAATGCGTTTGATGTTTGACCTACAACTCGGTTGGCCACGAAGTAATTAATCGTTGAGGCCATCGAATTAGATATGTTATTGACCTGAACATCACCTAACAGCAATACTTTCTCGATATGCCATTTACCATCAGAGGCTCTAAGAATATCTTGCTTTGGTAGATAGATATCTTCAATCTCTTGGTTATAGAGAATACGAAGTAAGAACTTAACGGACTTAGCTGAACCTCTAGACTGATAGAACTCTTTGATATGTTTCAGGACAAGAGTCTTATCGACAACTGTACCATCAGGAAACAATTTCATAAAGTTATTATAGAATTTGTTTAGAAAATCATCTCGTGTTGTATCAATATCCGAGTATTCACGCATACTCTTGAGTGTATCAAGGTCTTTGTTCTCTTGTTCTAGATATTCATAGTATGACTCTAAGAAACGGATAAAGTTCGGGTGATCGTTTCTAACATAAAACGGTACCTGACTACTAATGAGATTTGATATGCGTGTATTGGCTGCTGTCATTTTTTATGCTTCAGGTACGACTTGTAATTGAACGCTGAATGGATTATTCTGGTCGATTGACAGAATACGATTTCTCAACGGTGAAATAACTTCTCTATCAATAGGAATATTGAATGTTAATACATTAGTATCATATAGATCGTTAGTGACTGTACCAGTTGTGTTTAGTGCAGTAAGCTGAATAAGACCTGTGTCATAGTTGATCAAACCAGCATTTCCATTTACAATGATCTTTTCACCAGTATTCTTATTATAATATGTTCTAAGTCTACCTGTTTTTGATTGTAGAATAGATGTGGCTGATGCACCAGAACCATTACCACCAGTAATACTTATGGCGGCTCTGGTATAGTTTGTTCCAGGGTTTGTGATAACAATACCTGTAACACGACCACCAACCACCTTAGCCACTGCCGTAGCATCTGACCCATCACCAATAATGGTAACAGTTGGTACTGATCTATAACTTTGACCAGTTGTTTTAACAGTAATCGAATCTAAACCTGTTAGAACTTCCGGAACTTCTTCGAAGAATACTGGGCGAAGAACACTACTGGCATCATACACATTAACCTGTGGGAATGACGAGATACGAGATATGACAAGATCACCCCTCTTAATAGGTACCTTTGTCTGGATATAATAGTTTGTTGTAATGGTAGGATCAATAACTATTCTCTTTTGTAGATACACTCTGATTTCTGAACCTGTAATAGATTTCTCAGCCGCCTCCACATAGTTCTGTAGTTTCGACTTTCTAAATGTAGAGTTAAAACGGTTCAATTCAGCCGCTTCATAATCGACAACCGATGCAACAACAAACTGGCGGATAGTATCGACACTGGCCGTTGTCAGTGCTGGATTATAATAAACATTACCATTGACAAGAATGAATGTATAATCTGGATCGACAATCTCGGGTGTAACTGTCAAGACGTTTCTGGTATTGATCAACTCTTGCTTGATGGTTTCTTTTTCGATATTAGTTAGATAGAAGTTATTCTTCATCTTGAGTGAGATATAGACCTTACCATATACAGGTGGATCATTCTGCTCACCGCCCCATACAGATACCGAATCAATATTCTGATAGTCTTTGGTGAGAATAGCCGCATAGTCATCAGCGGTAACCGCACGATTCTGTGTTGCAAAGTAATATGGTGCGCGGAATTTAACCTGCTCGATTGTCTCTTTCTCTCTACCACCAAATGATGACTGAATAGAGGTGATAGAAACATTATCAGTATATTGTGCAATACCGCCGCTGGCCACAAACTTAGAGATGTTATTGCTTCTCTCGCCGATTGTATCTAGATATGTAGCGGTGATGACGCTACCATTCTTAGGTTTCTTACCGATAACGTCATCACCAAAATATATGGTATAGTTTAAATCTTGATTTTCTTCGATGAAGTATACTTCAGCATTTGATGTGATGCTAGTGATATCATTTACAATGAAATACTCTGATGTGAATGTATTTGATGTTGACTCTTGAACTGTTACAGTAAGTGTGCTAGTATCAATGTTAGCAGATGGTAAGGGGAATGATCTTTTTGTATTGCCTGGATCCATGATGAACTGTCGTGTAACAACATCACCCTGATAGATGGCTACATTGCTGAAGATGAATGTGTTTGAACTTTTTGATGCAACGTTTGCTGATAGTGTAACGAAACCATAGTTCTGACCGTCGATATCACTGCCGATAAACTTCTTATATTTTGGTATGGTAATTGTATTGGTTAATCTATCTTCTGTGATTGAAGGTGTGACCTGAATATTGACCACAGCCTTCGCACCACGGCGACTTGTAGGAATATAATTGATCATCTTAGCATGAGAGAGAACCGAACCACGAAGCTGTGCGGTATCAAGAAACATTTCATTGGCTGTCATATTGAGATAGTAGCCCATATAATGTGTATTATAGGCTAGGATATCCAGCAATACGCCCATACCAGAACCTTCAAAGTCAAAGTCCTGAAACTCTGTCTGGCTTCTTAGATAGGTCTTGAGGTTGTTCTTGATTGAATCAAAGTCCAGTTCTGTGACTCTGAGTGCTGTGTTTGCTGTAGTCATATCAACGGATTCTCTCTAAGAAAAGGTTTATATTTACTGGTTCATTTCTATTAAGTATGACGAAAACGATTGAGACATTATAGCCATTTTCGGCATCACTAAACTTCACTGATACCTGCTGAATATCGATACGAGGTTCATAGTTCATAGCTATGTTTCTGATAGCATCGGAAATAAGATTAGATACAATCGGTGTAGCATTCTCGAACAATAGCTTGGTTACATTTGAACCAATACCAGGTCTAAATGGTTTCTCATAGAAGTTTGTAAGAACAAGATTACGAAGTGAACGCTTGATAGCATCTTGACCAAACTTACGAACCACATCACCTGTGGCAGGGTGTGCGATGAAGTCTAGATCCAGATCAGAGTAATTGTATTTTCTTGCTGTGATTGCCATATGATTATTTAGATTACCTGTTAGAGGTTAGTTTCGACCGAACTTACCAGCGGCCGATAAGACTGTTTCTGGATCCGGGATAGCAGGTGGTGCAGGCAAGTGAACGAAAGCTACCAGTGGGTCTAATGCTGGTATAGAAGGTAAAGCTGGTATATAGATAGGTCCTATTGTGGCGGGAGCCACATTCTGTAATATTGGAGTTCCCCATAGATTTAAGGCCGCACCCGAATCGATATTGACCACACCTTCGGCTCCGAAAGAAGCTATACCACCAGCCAGAATATCTACAGCACCTGATGCCTCGATACCAATAGCACCTTCACATGAAACGGACACTACACCGACTGCTTCAATCGCTACTGCACCTAGTGCGCCAATAGAAGTTTCAGCACCAGAATTGATAATAACGGCACCTATAGATTCAATAGAGGTTGCACCTTTAGCTTCACTAGAGAAGTAACCTTCGGTTTTCATACTAATAGAGGCCAGTGCTTTCATCATGATGGCACCAGCCTTAGCAACCATACCAATCATCGTCCCTGCCATTATGGCGACACCACCAGTGGTTGCACCAATAGTCATACCAGTCTCGGCTAGAATACTCATAGCACCCTGAGCCTGCTGTGTAATAGAACCTGATACTTTCTCGCTTCTGTTGATAGCTGAGATATCGATATTACCACGAGCGACTGTATTGACATTCTTAGAGGTGAAGTTTATATCACCTTGCGCTGAGAAATTAACATCACCTTGAACAGCCACATTATAATCACCATCAACTCTGAGTGAGGCATCACCATTAACGGTAATATCATGTGCGCCTGTGACTAGCATACGATTCTCACCAAAAACAATATTATACTGACCATTATGTGAGGTGATATTAACTTTACCGTCAGGACCAAATTGTATCATAGAACCGGTGCGGTGTTGCACTGTGACATGCTCTGCACCATTACTATCATCCATCATAAAGAGATGACCAGAACGGGTCTTATGTGAATAATAATTAGGGTATTGACCAGCACCTTCCATCGAACGAGCATCTTCAGGGCCATCCCATGAATCTGGTGTGGTTTTCTTATCTATATCTTCAGCGGTGCTATCTGCGGTTGGTTGAGCGGATGGCCCACCATATTCAATGTTTTTACCATCAAGCTGATAGGTACCAGCTTCAGCCTGATTGCCGTAATACTCTTTTACCTGTGCAATTTCACTCTCAGTAGCCATTATAAACCTTTATGGTATTAGAAACGGGTTTCCACCCGTATTGGTGATAGTATTAATAGTTCCGTGTCGGATAGCCTGAGGTCCAACATTCTGCCTTGCTAGATTGAATAACAGAAAGGCTAGAGATAATGGTGTAAGCCTGTTGATCATCCTGTATATCTTAGCGGCCGAATCACCAAATATCTTCTGACCTGGATATACACTATTAATCAATGATAGAACTTGGAAACCAGCACTGATAGCCTGTCTAGTCTGAGGTGGTAAGTAGCGCATAATAGAACCAGTAGGTGATATCGACACTTTACTGCTTCCATAATGAGTATTCTGAGATTTGATACCATTTTTTAGATTACTGTGGCCAAATAATGTTCTATCATTCTGTAGTCTGCTTAGTGAACGTGTGATATCCGATACGGTTTGAGCTTGTGATAGTAACTGCGTGGCATTGCTAAGATATGTATCTTGATGCACACGACCACCAACATTGAAGCCAGCCTTCTCCATCGTCTCAACTTGCTGAATAAGCAGGCTAATACTACCTAATGCTAGACCAACTTCTCTCGATACCTTCAGGTTTCTCAATGCACCTGTTGACTGTAAGATGCTGAACATCTTACCTAGTGTCATGAATACACCTGGAATTGCACCAAGAATATCGCCTGACATGAGGCTATCAAAACCAGTCTGTGCGGTATTAACACCAGACACACGAGGTAGCACCGAGCCAGACATTGGATATAATGCACCGTGAGTTGGCAAACCCTGCAATAGATTATGATTATGCAACTGACCTTTTTCTACAGCCTTACGAACTCTAACACCACCCACCATAGTTTCTTGAATGGTCGGAGGTATGCGAACATTAATATTGGTGCTGAGAAACATACGAACAAACTGTAATAAGTCTGTATTACCAGCAATCTGATTCTCGCTGAGGTTGGTATCATTAGCCACACCGATGATCTGGCAATAGTTGGAACCAGTGTCTTTCATAGCCACAACTAGAGTACCGGGGTCTAGACCACCTGGAAATTCTTGCTGAGTTGACTTAGTTGGGCTCATCAATCGTGGGCTGAAATTCAAGTGCTGAACATTAACATCTCTACCATGTATTCCGGGAAAATAAACACGAAGATTGCCTGATTCATCACCAGCAGGATCATTATCATGACCACCAACAACGATACCATATACCTGTGAACTACTCGCTGAACTTCTTGGTAACATATTCTACTCCCTTATAACCCAGTAAATCCAATATTGGTCGATACACAATCCATTACAGTTGTTGCATAACCACCAGCCGTATAATGATGAAACATATTTAATATTAGATAATCGCCTGAACCATAATTATATGTCTCATCACCACCATTTCCTTGTAGTAACTGGTCTTTATTATATATCTCGAAACGGATGATCTTGCCAGCATGGAGTGATGCATTGAATGGTACAACCAAGCGTAGTGCGATGCGATCTTTCTCTAGTAGGCCCATTCTAGCCTGCCTCTTTAGCAGGTATTCTTTTGCATAATCGGGGCAGGCATCCATACTCATTGCTGAGTTTTGATTGGTAATAGCATATCTGAATACGCCAGCACCATTACCGCATCCAAATGTGGTGTCACCCATCAAACTGAACGCTTTGAGATTAGGGTCAAACAGTGCTACGGTGCTGATATTACGGCCAGATGCATCGACACCGTTAAGGATATCAGCTAAGATATCAAAATCGCATGGGAAATTATATGTGAGTGCTGAGTGCGGATTCTGATAGGTTGAACCAGTTTCGTTATAGATAAATGTAGCGATAGGGTTACCTGAGCAAAGGCTTGATAATGACCTGAAGTGATGCGTACCGTAGTTTTCATATGTCATATAATGCAAGAATGATGGATCATAACCATCTGCTAGAGCATAATTAGCCTGCTGTTGAATAACCTGAAACGGATGGATATTCTCTGCGATATAATCTCTGGCCGGATCTGAAAATTCAATATCAGGGTTAGTGGCCCCTACGCATGATCCCAATACATGTTGAACAATCTCTGATGGTGTGGTGCATTTCCATGACTTGGACACCAGTGTTTCAGCATCATTAAGCAACGAAGGGTCACATGCACGAATAGTAAATTCTTCTGTAGTATTACTGATCAACCTACGTTTATCAACACGATAAACAGTCTGTATAACATCAATAGTATCTATGAAATTGTAACGCTCTAGAATAGGCCTCTTTATCGATATCGATAAATCAGACTTCTTAAAGTTATCATAGTTCTTAACACGCAAATTCTGTGTGTAGCTTTGCACTCTCACCGAGGTCTGTAACCCTGGAGTTAATAGACTCTCACCCAGCATGACTTCGACAACGCTGAGGTCTTCCATTTCTGCTTCAGTGGCACCGGTAATCTCGATGCCACAATGAGCCATTACCTCATTCCAGTTGGTGGGTTCAGTTAAGCCTGCCAATTACTTCAACCTTCTTAAATAACCTGGAATAGAATTAGTAAGTTTACCAAATTCGGACATAATTGGACCTAGATACTGTTTATGAATAAGTTTAATACTACGCTTAGCCTCATTTCTTTCATTCTCATAGTCATAGCAACTTATAGCACGGCGACCAATGACTTCGGTGATTGTCTTACCATCTAGCGTATAATCAGTAGAGGTTGGTGTGGCTGGTAGATTGACATAGAAATCGTGAGGAACATCGGGGTCTGGGTATAATACTTCGTTAGATGTGAACCCTAGAGATGAAACATTAGCCGCCGGTGAACCAGCCTTTGTATAGTTATATGTAGGCAATGCAACTAAGTAATTACCAACTGTATTGGCTAAGAACATGATATTGTTCGAGCCTGAGAAGTTTACAATCTTGCCGGTGAAAGATGAATTTGCATAGGTTCGATCTGCACTCTGATATACAATATCATTAGGATCTAATGCACCAGTATATGTGGCCACATCAATGATTGTAATAGTCACAGGTGTATAATCAATCTCATACTTATCAAAGAAGAACTCTTGTGTGTTTTCTACCTGACGACCAACAACCTTTTCATAATGATGTATCTGAGCATGTGCATTGGCTGTTGAACCATATTTACTTTCGATGTAATTAACAAAGCTTCTGCGGTCTAGTGGCCAGTCATATTGTGGGTCATATATGTCATTAGCATAGAGAATGAGCCAGTAGGCTTCAGATCCTCCATAATACTTGTGAGCCAAGATTTCGGGTGTATCACCTTCTTGAATCTCATAGCTTTCATATGCAGACACATTATTAATAACATCTCGAAGAAATCCAAAACGGAACATAATATTGGTGACAGCCTGATAATTACCAAGCTTATCACCTGAGATGTTATATGGTATTTTTGGGAACTTATCAAAAAAATTAGACATTAGAAGCCCTGTGCAACGCGCTGTTTATGAACAACTTCGGTTTCTCTGAATGACATGGATAGACGGCAGGCTACTGGATAACCATTACTGAAGGTCGCATACATACCCTGCGGTGCATAATCCACTTCAATTCTTTCTAAGACGCATGTATTGATGCGCGGTATTCTATCGTTTTCTACACCATTATTGAAGAATGTAATATCAAATTCTGCTGGAGGTACATAGAAAGGAATGAGATACTTGCCGAACTCAGCAATAAGACCCTCGAAACTACCGGGTGCCGAGTCTAAAAAATCAACATCTCCTAGATTCGCCTGATTAATAGCCGGTGCCGAGTGAAATTTGAATGTGCGGATGATTCTGTCCATCACATATGACTCTTCTTCTGTGCGAGGAGCCATTAGAAATTCGAATGCAAACTGTCTCTGTAATGTATTAGCAAATAGAACTTCGATACGAGGATTGATTGGATTACCACCCAATTTCAATGCGGAACCAAGAAGGTCACCACTAGCAGAAATAACATTACCAAACCGATCAAACACTTTTCTTGCGTTGCCACCTTCAATCATCGCTTTACCAACCAGACTAGCTGCAAATTTACCAGTGCCGGCAGCAAATTGTGTCAATGAAATATCTTCATATATATTGGTTGATGTGAATGTTAAAGGTGTTGGCATGTGCATTGCAATAGATTCTGCAATACGCATAGTGTATCTCGGTACATTGGCGTTGGCGCCATCGGCACCAAGGTTAGAAAAAAAACTAGCACCTCTTAATTGATCGACCTTAGAAAAATCACCTGTTGTTTTTATAGATGTGAAGTCGGCCGTATCATATGATCCATTTTTAGGTTTACCTTTATTAGGTCCTGTAGAATGAATTGGTACATTGATATTGAACACCACATAGTGTTTGTTTGCATCAGTACCAAGATCGCTTGGGAATACACGGTACTCAAAATCATACTGGTTGGATCTACCTAAGATTGGTGAACTAAGGTTTGGTGCTACGTTATTACCAGCCATCTCAGCGGTTGGCAATGGAACCTGACCAGATCGAGCATATTCTTCTAAAGCATCTAAAATAAGCATTGAAGGGATTTATCCTTTTCTCGTATTATACATATTTATATGGCACACAAAGCATACAAAGGAAGATTCAGCCCAAAGAATCCAGCCAAATACAATGGTGATCCGATGAATATCATCTGGCGATCAACATGGGAACTTAGGGTCATGAGATATTTAGATGAAAACGCTAACGTCCTTGAGTGGTCTAGCGAAGAATTAATCGTGCCTTATATCTCACCAGTTGATGGTATGAAGCATAGATACTTCCCTGACTTTGTGGCTAAGATGCGTAAGCCAGATGGTGGTATCAAGACTGTCGTCATTGAGGTCAAACCAAAGGCACAGACCAAAGAACCTAAAGTGCAGGCCAATAAAACCAGGCGATATATCACAGAGGTCACTACATGGGCTGTGAACCAAGCTAAGTGGCAGTATGCTAGAGATTTTTGTGAGAATAGAGGCTGGGAATTTGCAATTATCACGGAAGACCATCTAGGGATTAAATAAATAGATTATGGCTACAAAAACGCAAAAAACAAAAGAATCTACTGACTGGTTTATAGACAAGGCTCGCTCTGCGGCTGGCTATAGAAAGAACATTATCCATAACGATACTCGTGGTCGTGATCACACCGTTATTGGTAAGATGTATTTCTTTGCATATGATCCGAAGTATAAGGATAAGCTACCAGTATATGATAACTTTCCTTTGGTATTCCCTATTGAGAGATATGGTAATGGTTTCTTAGGATTGAATCTACACTATCTAGCTGAGAGTGAAAGATCATGGTTGTTAGGGCGTCTGTCAAAATTCTCAAATAATGCTATGTTTGACAGATCCACTGTATTGAATCTGACCTATGACCTTCTTCAATCAACCAAGAAACTGTCCAATACCACTCGACCATGCATCAAGCGTTATCTGTTTGACCATTGCTATAGTAAGTTTATTGAGGTGCTACCAGAAGAGTGGGAAAAAGCTATCAATCTACCTGTAGCACAATTTGTTTATAGGAAATAAAGGTTAAAACAAATGGCAATATTTAATTTTGTAAATGTGCATAAAGATTTCAACATGCTTGACTTCAAGTCTGTTTCTGAAAAATTTGGTGGCTTGGCTAAGTCATGTAAATTTGCTGTTCGTATTATACCATCCAGTTCATACTTAGCCCAATATGGTGATATCATAAGAGACCTTATATATCTGTGTGAGGCGGCTGAATATCCAGGTCGTGGTCTGAATACAATGGATGTCCGCTACTACGGTAGCAATTTCAAGGTGCCTTTTCAGACCTCATACGAAGATATGACGCTGACCTTTCTGTGTCGCGCTGAGTCACCTGAGCGTAAGTTCTTTGATGACTGGATGAACCTCATCAATCCAACCACTACATATGACTTTAGCTATCGTGACCAATACTCATGTGAGATTCAGATATTTCAGTATGGTGATGATAATAAAGTTAACTATCAGTTCTCACTACTGGATGCATTTCCAGTGCTAGTTAACCCACAGCAATTAACATGGGCAGATGACCAGTTCCTTAGACTCGGTATCACATTCACATATAACAAATGGGTCAGGCCTCGCATGGATGACTCGACCAATAAGTTGGCTAGTGGCGGTCCCATAAATGTACCTGATATCGTAACATACTATAACAAATACGTTTAATACGTTTTTTAATGAGAGGTTGATTTATAATGCTACCTACGGTCGATGTACCTACCTATGAGTTGAGAATACCATCTAGCGGAAAAGAGATCACGATTAGACCTTTTCTGGTTAAAGAAGAAAAACTACTGTTAATGGCAGCAGAATCTAATGACATTAACGAGATCATCAGAACAACCAAGCAGATCATTAGTAACTGTGTAATTGAAGGTGATGTGGATATAGATAAGCTGCCGTTCTTTGATATTGATTACTTGTTCATTGCATTGAGGGCCAAGTCTATATCAGAATCGGTTGAGATTGGTTTCGCCTGTAAACATGTGGTACCTGAGACAGGTGTTACATGTAATCACGAATTTAATGCGGAGATTGATATCTCCAATGCAGAGATCATTAAACCAGATACACCAATGGTGTTTGAATTAGGTGGTAAGGTCTCTGTCAAGATGAAATACCCTAGCTATTCTATCTTAAAGGTGATTGATGCAAAGGGTAATCCGCTTGAGCGTAAGATCAATGTCATCGTTAACTGTATCGATCAGATTGTCAAGGGTGAGAAGGTCTATTCAACCAAAGACTACACCAAAGAAGATTTGAGAGAGTTCGTCGAGAATCTAACTGAAGAGAACTATAAGAAGCTGGAGAGTTTCACTTCAAACTTCCCATATTTTGCCGTCAATCTAGAAAAGATATGTGGTAAGTGTGGTTATAATCACTCTATCGAATACTCGGATTTCGAAAGTTTTTTTTACTAATGCTTGGTTACGAGAATTTGGAATCTTATTATAAGACCAACTTCGCATTGATGCACCACCACAAATATAGTCTTTCAGACTTGGAAAACATGATACCATGGGAAAGATATATCTATATAAGCCTTCTGAAGGCACATATAGCACAGGTAGAACAACAAATGCGTGATCAAGCCTCAATCAAACAGAATAAGAGAAACTAATGGCTACTAAAAGACTGTCTACGGTATCTGTAGATTATAAGACTATGCTCGGTAAAATGTCCGTTACCGAGAGGCTGAGACTAGCTCAATCACAAGATGGTCTAAACATCTTAGCGAATGTAGATCCTTCTCAGTTGCCTGGTCTATTTCCAAGATACTATCAAGAGAAACTGCCTGACGTTGGTAAGGCTCTGAAGAGTGTTATGTCTGATGAGTTTAAACCATTGAGTCGTCGTGAAGCCAATCAACAGATGAGTGTCGATCAGTTGGATAAATCCGGATCTAAATTTGATCCTTCTACAGGTAAAAAAACTTCAACAGTAGCCGCCAAAGAAAAACTGGCAAATCTTTCCGATGAACAGAAAAAAGTTTACGAAGAATTGAAAAATGGTCAAGTTTCCGCCGACGATCCTCGATTGAAATTCTTAGAGAAGCTATCACCTGAAGATTTGAAGAAGGCTGGTATTGAAAAAATTACAGGTGAAGATGGTAAGTTATCATATAAAGGAACACAGATATCCGAAGCTGAAGTTACCGAAGATTTAAAGAATAGAACAGCAGGCACCAAAGGTGGCACGTTAAAGCAGAACCAGCAAGAGGCTTATGCGGCAGCCAGACAAGAAGGTCTATCTGATAGTGCGGCTAAGATTCTAGTTGCTAACCTATCTGGTGAAGGTCTACATGTACCTCAAGATGTTCACCCCGATCCTTCTGGTAGTAATCCAAATCAGAAAGCTCATGGTATTGCTCAGTGGGATCAAACTCGTGCGGCAAGAATCAAAGAACAGTTTGGTCAATACCCACAAGAGATGACAGTCGCTCAACAGACTAAAGCGGCTATTTGGGAAATGAAGTCTCATTACGGTAAATCATGGCGTGACCTGAACGATGAAAATCTCACCACCGAACAAAGAATGAATACGGTTGTAGGTGACTTCGAAAGACCTAGAGATGTGGCCGGTGGTGTAAGAAACCGTATGGGCCATTTGAAACAAATGTCGGTTCAGGAAGGCACTATTATACCAACAGGTGCTGAACCTACGCAGGAACAAATCACCGCGAGAAAAGGTGAGATGGGTCTAGAACGTGAGAAGAATCTGGCTCTATCCATCCAAAGAAATGAGGGTCAGAAACAAGAATATACTCAGAGAAACAATAATACTGACCCTCAGAGTAGAGAACGTGCAACAACAGGTCAAACCATTTACACCGCTGGTGATAGTATTGGTGTGGGTGTAGGTCAATCAAATAAAACACCGAGTGTGGCTCAAGGTGGTCTAATGTTTACTGACCCTAGAATGGTTCAACAATTAAAGAATGTGCCACAGGGTTCTACAGTCCAACTTTATGCTGGTACCAATGATGCGGCCAGCAATCGACTAGATCCTAAAACCTATGAAGCTAGAATGGCGGAACTCAAACAGATTGCCGAAGAGCGCGGTCTCAATGTAAGTATTCATGGTCCGCACCAATCGAATGGTAAACAATGGTCAGGCAATGTTGGTACTGTTAATCAGCTATTAGGTGATTCAGCTAGAACCAATGGATTCAGATATGTTGACAACTCATCTGTGACAGCCGATGCACAAGACGGTGTTCATATGTCAAAGAGAGCATATCAAGATTTGTATACTCGTGGCATGCCTCAACCAGAACCTCAAACCGGTGAACCTATCCCCGCAATGGCTGAAGGTGGTGAGGCTAATGTCAATGAAGGTGAGATTAAAGCACTACCAATTGGTGCTATGAAGAACGATAACTCGGTCGTTGTAGATAAAGACAGTAAACCACTCTTCACCATGAATACCAAAGAAGAATCTGCTAACTACGATCCAAATACAGGCAAGGTCTCAGTTGATCCTAATGCCAAGAAAGAGAATGTTGATAATAATGCCACTAATAATAATGCCAAAAAAGAAGATGATGGCGGCCAAGAACTGTCACTAGACCAGCAGTCTACCTTTAAACAGTCGCAAGTGCCAATCCCAGAGAGTAGCGGCATGAGTTCTTTTGATACAACCTTAACTCTGACCGATAACATGTTCAAAGACCCTAGCTTCCATCGTGCTATGTCAAGGGCTAGATTTGATATCTCTGGTGATTCCGCATCAGGCAATCACTTCTCATCATCAGCAACAGTATCATAAAAAAAGGGACCCGAAGGTCCCCTTTAATCTTAGACCGCCAATTTACGGAAGGCTTCAAGGTCGTCATCATCTTCAGTAGATGAATTATTCCATGAAGGTTCACTTGCTGCAACCGCCTTAGCGACTGGGGCCGCAACAGGTGCCGCAGGGCGAGTATTACCACAGAAGTCTTGATAGCCACGATCTTCAGCCAAGATTTCATCAAGGCGAGCCTTGAGTTGAGAATATGACTTATAGGCACCACTATCAGTAAACTCCCTCAGAGAATACTCTTTGTTCCAAACACGCTCAAGTTCATCATCATTATCATTCAATGGGTTAACAGCATCAAACAATGACTGATCATAGTTTGGATAACCATCAACAGTCCGAATGCGAAGCTTGAAGTTTGCACCCTTCCATAAATCAAATGGATTGACTGGCTTATCACCTTCGAACTCAGGGTTCATTGCAAGAGTGATCTTATCAAAGATTTTCTTACCGAACTTATAGAGGAAGATTTTGCCTTCGTTTTCGGGGTGCTTAGGGTCAGAGATGACCATAATATTTGAAACATAGTGCAAGCGGCGCTTTTGGGCACGGGCCTGCTTACGAGACCACGAGTTGTCATCATCTGAAAGATTCCAGAGATATGAATTGAACTCACCGAGTGGATCTTTTGTCTTATCACCAAGAGAGGTGAGAGAGTTTTCGATATACCACTTACCGGTTGGGCCTTTGAATCCATGGTCGAAATAACGAACCCAAGGCAGACCATCATCACCATCTACCGCAGGAGTAGGCAGGAAGCGGATGACCGCTGAACCATTGCCTGACTTATCACGTTCG